CGACATCAACACTACCTACCCCAGTATTTGGATTAGCTTCGACACTATGTTCTTCATTTTCATATTTTTGTTTTTCTAATAAAGTTGGCTTTATTTCTACACCCACATTAGCATTTTTATCACTAAATGTTGAACGAGCTGGAACTATTGTTTTTATTCCTTCTGCTATAGAATCATTAAACATATTTTCATGTGCTCTAATAAATGTATTAACATTAACTTCTATTGGATGTGCTGTAAAGAAATCATTTCTAAATGTATCAAACTCATCATATGATTGTGAATAATAATTTATTGGACTACCGTATAATGTTTCTAAATTAAATCCACTTAAATTATCTAATATAAAATCATCCACAAATGTTTGTGGTGAACGATATAATTCTAATTTAGGTGATGTATTGAATTGTGGTTTTTTACCAAATGGTTTTGTAAATGAATCTACAGCCGAGTTTTCAAAATGTAAATTACCAATAATAGATTGATTTGGATTTATTAAAATAGTGTTGTCGTTTGGTTTAGTAGCATTATCTTTTAATGTTAATTTAATAACATCTATAAAATCAAAACCATAAATTATTGAACTTGTAAAAAACCCCCCGTCTTTTATAATTGAATAATCAGTATAAGTTGTTGTTGGTGATGCATCAACAATTGTTAAATTTTGTCCAGACGCAGATACTGATGCACTTGTATAATTTTCATTTAATTTGAAGTGATAAACTAAATCGTCTTTATGTGAATTTATGGTATTACCGACAGTTGAAAATTTATTTAATGTATGTTGTCTGAACTTTGAAATACTTAACTGAGTAGCCCAACCTTTTATTTCTGATAATGAGCCACTAAATGTTTCACCAATTACTAAATTTGAAGCCGTATCTGTTCCTCTTGAACCACTTGATTGGAAATTTTTATTTGCAAAAAATCCTTTACCACCAAGAGTGGAAGAGTCACCTGCCATCCCACCACTAATTGACATTGTTACATAACTATAAGGAGCTATTGATTCTTTATCTTGAAAAGCTGAATGTAACCTATATTCAGCAGTTCCTGGCCCTTTACTCGAACCAGTCATTCTCTGAACCATAACATTCCACAATTGTCCATCTTTCATATCATTATATGCTAATGACATTGAAAAACCTCTACTACCAATAGCTGTGCCACCATTTTGTGAATTATTTAATCTAAATTCAAATGATGAACTAGCACCATCCGAACTTGGGACTAATCTTAAATCCCAAAGTGTTTGAACACCACTACCACTTGATTTCAATATTGTTTGTGTTTGTGTTGTTTTACTATGTTTGTAAACAAATTCAAGTGTGTTAATATTAGCATCATCCATCCACCAATCTAAATTTAAAATTCTATCCGTATTTGCATTGAAATTATAATTATAAAGTTTTTGTTTCTTTTCAGTAAAAGAAAAACTTCCAGTGATTAATTGTAAATTTAAATCGGTATTATTTTCTTCACTAAATGGAATATCATCATTAATAATATCTTGACCATCTAAACGTGGAGAACCCTCTCCACCAAACTCTTGAAATTTTAATACATCAGGTGGATAACCATATGTGTTTAATAATCCTCTAACGGAGTTTTTTGTTCCTTTAGATTTATAAATGTATATTAGATTATTAAGAGTTTTTCTCCAAGTGTTATTTTTAATATCATCAATTGAAGTTACACCACTTAAATAACTACCTAATGTTTCTGTTAAGCTCCCACTAAATGGATTGATAGCTTCCCAACCCATATTGGATAACAACATTGGTAATGTATTATCAGGTGGTGAGTTGGTTTTCTTATATCCCCGTTTATGTAAAGTTCCCATTGAATCAATATGGTTTCTAATTAAATCATATTGTTCTCCTTGTAAATTCAAGAAGTCTTTCATATCATTAAATTCAGAACTTTCTTGAATGTAAAGAGGTAGATTGTTTTCAAATGAATGTATGTTATCAGTATCAAATGTTTCTGCTTTTGTTAACATATCATTATACCAATTTGTAAACTCAGTTGATGTAGTTTTAAAAATATTATCAAATGGTAATACATCAGTTGGATTTTTAAGAGTTACCTTCACATCTGTGATTTTTGTTTCAGTAATACCATCTGGTTTTAAATACAATTGTTGAACTTCAGCAGATGTTAATGTTTTACTATAAATTCTTGGATATTGCAAAAAGCCATTAAACTGATTAGCATTACCACCAATTGTAGCTGACTCTCCAATACTTAATGCTTCTGTACCTGTAGGTGATGAAGCACTAAACTCACCAATATCTATGTTTGTCTCTGTATCACTTAACTGACCATCAACATAAAGTTTAATACCTGTGGATGAACCACTTTCATAGGTAAACGCTATATGATGCCAATTCAAACCATCATCTGCCATAGTTTTGTGAGCTGTTCTCATGTCTGTTCCAGCACCCGAACCAGACCTTACTCCAACTCTGAATTGATTTGAGGTTTGAACATAATCTATACCATATGAATCATCCGTTGAGCCACGCATAAATATTTCTTGATTAGGTCTTGAACCTGTTCCTGAATCAGCTGAAGCTGTATTTGGGTGAAATCTTTTAACCCATATCGCCATAGAGAAGTTATCATCTTTACTATAATTAAAATTACTTGATTCAAATCGAACACCTTCTACTTCGGAACTTTGACTTAAAATATAAAAAGATGTTCCATATTGTCTCCCATGAACTTCAACACCAGCGGATGCGGTAACTTGTTCTATAAGAGTCGCATCACCAATTGACGATGTGGCATCATTTGTAACATCAGCAAGAGATAATGAACTACCTGAAGTTACATCATCAATATTCCAATAACCTTGTAAACTTGATGATAGTGTGTTTGTATTATAAATCCTAAACAATTCACCACCTGGCATTACAGAACCAAAAAATGGAACACCTGATTGTGTGATAGCTGTTGTTGCATACAACCCAGTAGTGTCTTTTATTTGAGCAGAGCCTGTTTTTACACTACCACTTAGAATTATAATTTTAGTCGAACCTACATTAAAATCACCATCATCCTTACTCAAGTCAGCCATATCATTGTTTAATGTATTTGGAACAAAGTATGATTGAGAAGCTTCGAAGATATATCTTTGATATTCACTACCTGTCATATTGGGATTCGATATAGTATTTTGGTGTAAAGCGTCACGAGGAAATGGTGGACTATGTTGTAGTTGTCTATTTTCCCAAGCTAATGAACTTCCACTATCACCTTGTAGTAAGAATGATAAATAAATTGAACTACTGTAATTAAAAAATGGTTTGTTTTCCACTTTATATTTATCAGTAAATAAATCTATATATTGATTATGAGTACCTGATATTTTTTCTGATGTGTGTTTGTATACGACATTGAATCCATTATGTTGATTTAATTCAATACCTTCAACAGAAGAACCAGCTGGTCCTTGTAAAGTGACTGGCATTGTATCAGCGTAATTTTTTAAACTTGGAGCTGATGCTGTTGAATCAGTCTGCCCATCAAAATATAAAAACCTTTCATATGGTGTAAATGTTTTAAACTCTTCATTTATTTTATCAAATAAATCTTTTCTTTTTTGAATTACAAAAGTAGAATCACCTTGAATTGAACTTGAAACCACAAGTGATTTTGATATTTCCGTATAATGTCCTTGAATAGTTTCAACTTTTGTTTTAAAATTTTGTAATTTCTTTTTAGCAGAACCAAAAAATGTGTGATTTGAAAATTCATTAAAATCTGTATTTAAATTTGGATAACCATATTCACTCTGTGATATTAATGAATCAACTTCAATATCTCCGATAGATGCAGAAATAGATAATTCATCTAAATTTTGAAATCCTATATTATTGTTATTAGAAGTAATCCAATTTTCTTGTGGGTCTGATAATAAACCATCACCAAAATAAACATCGGGCACTTCAGAAAAATAGAATATATCTTGAAGTTGTGTTGTTAATATCTCTTGTTCAATTGTTATAAATTTTAAATTACTTATATTAGTTGGTAAATCATTATAAAGTTTTAATATAATAGATTGATTGTCTGCACCATCTGTAAATCTATCAAACGCATAATTCATTATTGGAATATGGTCACCATTTCCAAGATTTAATACATGTTTGAATTGATATTTGTAATTTGGATTTGGTATTACTAATTCACCAAAAGTATTAGATGATTCGTCTGTATCTTCAAGAAACTCAGGATTATTACCATCAATATTATCATTAAAGAGATTTTGTAATGTATTAAGAAGACCAGCACCGCCAAGTTGAGAATTTAATACTTTGAGTCTAATTTCTTTTCTTGAAGTAGAAATTTGTTTTATTATGAATGGTGCGCCTGATAGAACTTGTTTTAAAAAGTCAATCTGTATTCTGTAATTTCCTTGAGGTAATTCAAAAGTATTAAATATTTCATTAGGTTTGATATAAATACTTCCATTGGTATTTTTATATATTTGGAAATCATTATTCGTACCACCAACAAGTCGAGTAGTAAATTTGTTATCTTCTTTGAATGGTGAAATGTTTACATCAAATGGAGCTTCATCTAAAGATGAAAAGAATATAGCCTTACCATCTATGCCTGATGTGCTATCAGCTAAATCAACAATATTGTTAATTCCTTCAGTCGGATAAATGGTTAAACGAATATAATCTAATGAAATATCAGAATCACCAAATACTACTCCTTCAGATTGAGTAACTACTAAATCTCTATCTTGTTGATTAAATTCAAATTCAAATTCTGGCATTACAGTGCTCCATTAGTATTTGATTTTTTAGGAACTTTTATAAATGAATTTCTTCTCATTAGTTCACCTTTTCTATTCTTTTTAACTTTATAATCACCAATCAACATTCCTTTATTAGAATTTCCACTTGAATCAATTATTGATTTACCACTTAACTCACCTGTATTTAATTCTAATTTACAACTTTGTTTCAAATTTAAATCTGAATTATCACTTATAAATATCTGTCCGACTGAACTTTCCATCGGAAATTTATTTATATCACCATCATAGTAAGGACTATTGTATTGTATTAAGTTATCACCAATAACAGCATTAATTCCAAGTAAATCGTACATATTGTAACTGCCCGTGTTAAAATATCTACATTGTTGTAAGTCCATACTTTCTATACTTTTTCCCATTTCATCATTTTCTAAATCATTAATCAAAAGTTTTTCATCAATAATATCTAATTCACCAATTTTACCTCCACTTAGTGTATCTTGAATACTTATTTTATATTTTGAATTTTCATTCATTCCACCAATTATTGGTGTGGTGTATGGCCAAGGAAGGGTTGTATAATCACTTCCACCAACATCATTAAAGTCAGGATATTGATTTGGTGGTATGTCTAAATAAATTCTTGATGTACAAAGTTTCCACCTTCCAACTTCAAAATCCGGAGAAGTTGATGTTCCATCACCATCAAAAGCACTAAACATAATGAATTTTATATTTTTGATTCCAGGTGTTGTATAGACATTATTCAATGTTTCAGTCATCGATGATTCAACATATGTAGAACTTGGATTGAAAAAATTAGCTGGGGATTGTGGTGTTACACCTTCATCTTCAGCACTTAGTATTTGTAATTCAGTATCGGGTTCATAGTCTTGGGAATAATTAATTGGCCAAGGTATAGAAAAATTTTCATCATATGTGGTTTTCTGAATATTTAATTGTTGTAAATATTGTGTAATATCTGGTCTACCAAAAGCTGTCCATTGTGATATATCCTGTCCATGCAATTTACGAGTTTCATATCTGAACATGCCAGGAACAATGTCAAAGGTTATATTATCTCCAGCATTACTTATATTAAATTCTTCTCTATATTGTGGAAATGGTAAAGTAGCTAAATAATTTGGGTCTGTATTAAAAGTTGTACCTGGTACTTTTTGGATTTTATATAAATTTTGATTTAGAAGTTCTAAGTATTTAAATTCATTATCAGGTCTTACATCTAACCAATCTTGTATAGATTTAATTTCATCTTCTTTGTCATCCCAACTTATTACAAAATAATAAAATAATCTATTACCACCACCATAATTATCTAAACCAAATACATCACCATCGATAGGTTTTGCAACATTAATTTGAAATGTCACATTTAATGGAGTGGATGATTTTGCTAAAGAGTTAGAA